GCGCCGCTCGAACATCGTCAATGTCTAATGAATCGACGCTCATTACCACCCAAACACATCCAAATCACAACGAGCCAGGCATGATGATCTAACCGAATCACAACGTTGCCTGGTCCCAGTGCTGCAACCATCCGAAACATCACCCAGAGCGCAGAAACTCAGCGTCTCAGCCCCACCAGCAAGGGGGGTGCATAAGATCGGCGGGGAGGGAGTCAGGGAAAGGTACCGCACCTAGTCGCCGACAAAACGACATACTAGTGTAGTCGTTTCGCCGCACCATTTTAATGATCGTTTTGTGTCTGGCTCATCGAAGTACGGACATACGTCGTTTATCCCCCCACCCTGTACGTCCCCGACCTTTCAGATGAGCTGTCGTCGCTCTATAACATTCTTTGCAGACCCTATTCGGGTGACAACCGTTCCGACCAACCTGCCAGTGGTTCGGGGTACCGGTTCCAAGAACATTCAACTGCACCCTGCACTGGCATCATTGTTAACGCAAGGTTTACTCTGTCAAGTATTACCCCAAACCTGTCGACTAGTCAAGGGCTCTATATGGGGACCCAAAACATCGCAACCACAAGGCACAACATGCACCGAAACAGCCACCACGAACAACACACGCAGACCCTGCGCCCAAAGTCGCTGGGGGTGCTGGGTGCCTGAACCTCGCTTAGCGAAATATAAGACTTGGTCGACGGAGCGCCGCTATAAGGCGGCTATCGATAAGTGTTTGAATCATGGTATGTCTCAGACGGAGGCTGCTAAGGAGTTCGGTGTCTCCCGTCAGCATTTGTCTACTCGTATGAAGGCTGAGAGGCAGAAGCGGGATGTCCGTGTTGCTGAGGTTAAGGAGCAGCATCGGGTTGGTCCTTTAGGTTTGAATGAGAAGCGCCGTATTGGGACGTTCCTCGAGTTCTGTGACCATTACTTGCAGAACTGGTCATGTCCTGATTGTGGTGTGCATCACGAAACGCCGGGTTTCCATAAAGATATTGCTGAGGCGATCACAGAAGCTAACCCTCGTGTGCTGATCAACATGCCTCCTTACCATTCGAAGTCAACTTTGGTTACTGTCTGGCACACGGTGTATGACATTTGCCGTAACCCGAACTTGAGAACTCTGATTGTGTCTAAGTCGTTGCCGTTCGCACGAACTTTCATGCATTCGATTAACGAGATGCTCACTAACCCTGAGCTGTATACGGGTGGGCCTTCCCCAATTGATGATTGGGGGCCGTTCCGTCCGGATGGGCAATCTAGTTGGTCGAGCGAGCAGATGTATGTTGCTGGTCGTACTACCGCTGAGAAGGATCCTACTGTTGCGGCGTTGGGTGTGGGCCAACAGATCTATGGTCGCCGTGCGGATGTAATCAAGTTTGATGACGTAGCTACTTTGGACAACATGCGTAACCCTGATCGGGTTGCTGGGATGTTGGAGTGGTTCGATAAGGAAGCTCTCTCCAGGATCGGTAAGTCGGGGCGTGCCATTTGGATTGGTACCCGTGTGAACCCTGGAGATATTTACTCGACGCTGGGTACACGTACTGGTTACAAGGTTCTCAGGTATCCGTGCATTATGGATGATGAGACTGAGTCGACGTTATGGCCGGAACATTTCCCTTACACTCAGGCTCTAGTCCACCGTGCTGAGATGCGCCCTGCTGACTTCCAACTTATTTACCAGCAGGTAGATATTCCTGGTGTGGGTGCTTCGTTCACTCAAGACATGTTAGATATGTGTAAGGACACTTCTCGTGTTAGGGGTCATTACGATTCTTCGTGGCGTTTGTTCGCTGGTTTAGATCCAGCGGGTGGCACTAAGGGCTCCGGTTACACTGCGTTCACTCTGATAGGTGTCGATGCTTCTACGGGCAAACGGTACCTGGTCGATTCGATAGCTGTTAAGAGTATGAAAGCTCCACAGATGAAGAATCAGATTTTGGAGTGGACTGATCAGTACCCACTCTTTGAGTGGAGGGTCGAGTCGAACGGTGTGCAGTCTCAGATCGTTCAATACGACATGGAGCTGGTGCAGCATCTCGCTAAGCGAGGGGTGAGGGTTGTTCCTCATCACACTCACGGCAATAAGTGGGATCCTCAGTTCGGTGTGGAGTCCTTGGCTCCTTTGATGGAGACGGGTCTGATTTCTATCCCTTGGGGTAATGCTCCTACCGCTCAAACGTTCCAGCCTTTACTCGAGGAGCTGATTGCTTTCCCGATGGGGCAGGTGAGTGACCGGGTTATGAGTTTGTGGTTCGCTGATCTTGGGATTAGGGATCTGATGAATAGAGCACATCTGCCTATGTTCCAAGAGCGGATGAAGGTACCTAATCGGATCAAGCGTCGCCGTCGTGTTGTGGACTTTCAGAATCAGGAAGTTCGTCCTATAAACCTTCGTGATCAACGACCGGGTCATATGACTCGTGGACAGTGGGGGTATCGCCGTCAAACGGTTGGTAGAGCTGAATCTCATGGGTCTGTCGAGGAATACGAGATCGAGAGTGGTCCAGCTCCTATGAATATAGATCCCAACATTTGGAACCCTGATGATTAGGCGACACATGTCGGGTGGAGTCCTGAGGATCTTATGTTCAAAAATTTTAAGAATAAGAAATCATTTGACCAAACCAAAGCCGCTAAATCAGATCAAGAGATTATTTGTGCGACCTTGGTGGACGAGCGACCCGTCTATTTCGCAATGCCGAAAGATGCCACAGAGATAGAAGTCCGTGAAAAGGCTTTCGAGATTAGGACTGGTAGGGCTATGTCCAAGGTTGAACAAGCACTCGCTGGAATAGTTGAAGTGCAAAAAAGCTGATGCTAGATATCAACAATCTTCCTAACATGTACGCATCGTGGAGGTCACGTCATTATGACCGTGATGTTCGTATGGAAACGATTGATCGTGTGGTGCGTGGCGATTTCGACATTTTCGATCCGGATGAAGAGGGAGTGGATTCTCGCTCGCCGAACTTAATTCAGGTCGCTTTAGAAGATACTGCGGAGTCTGCTTCTCTGATTCCTACGGTTCGAGTACAGCCTGATCGTCCCACTCAAGCAGCCAGGAAAACTGCTGCGTTGATGGAAAAGATTGCTGTGTCCTATATGGACTCAAACAACATGGACATGTTGGTTCCAAGGTCAGTGATGGACAAGGCAGCATATGGCATGTCCGTATGGACTGTTGTTCCTGATCTCGAGCAGAAGATTCCTCTTATTGAACGTAGGGACCCGAGGCAGTGCTATCCGGAGCCGGGGTTCCGGCCGGGTGACGACGTTCGACGTTGCATGTTCGCACGGGAAGTGTATTTCACACAGATCCCTCACATGTACCAAGCTAAGCTTCGTGACGCTTTAGGCGAACATAACGAATACGGTGACCCGGACGAAAACTCTAAGGTAGTGCTCGTCGAGTATTACGACGAAGAAGAATACTTGTTGACTGGTTTATATCAGGCTTCAACTTCTGGTTTGGTGGCTTACGGCTCATCTCAGGATGTGCCGTTGCCAGTCGAGCTGGAACGAATACCGAACAAGATTGGTATCTGTCCTGTAATTATTGGTTCTCGTGTTTCTCTCGATGGGGAGATAAGAGGCCAGTTCGATCAGGTTATTGGTCTGCTTGAAGCTCACATCCGTTTGATGGGTCTGATATTGGATTATGCCGATCAGGCAGTCTACTCAGATATATATGTGAAGGATCTGATTGGTGAGATGCCTTACGGTGGTGGCTCATTTATTGAGCTGGGTCCGCAAGGCGCTATTGGCCGAGTCCCTCCAGCAGTGTCTTCTCTTAACGTTCAAGCTGATTTAGCTCAACTGATTGAAGGCATTCACGTTGGTGGCCGTTGGCCGAAGAGTCGACCTGGTGAGATTGATCAGTCGATCGCTTCAGCCAAGTTCCTTGAATCTGCTGCCGGGATGATGAATACGGCCATTAGGACGTACCATCAGATTCTCCAACGCCAGATGGAACGTGCGTTACGGATAGCTCTCGAGATTGATAGAACATATTTCCCTGGTACTAAATCTGCTGCCGGTATTTTACGTAATCAAGAGTTCCTGCATGAGTACACACCTCGCACCGATATTGACCCGTTGCATAAACTCCGAGTGGAGTACGGGCTAGGGCTTGGGCGTGACCCTGCACAGTCCGCTGTGCTGCACATCCAGTATTCGCAAGCAGAGTTCGTTTCTAAA